TCCCAGTAGGTTTTATCTACTTGCACAAGGTGCTTAACGAGGTATCCTTCGAAACCTCGTTTGGCGAGCTCCTTAGCTCGCCGGCCCCTATTAGGGGTGGCTTCATCAAAGTTCGAGATGAAACCACCGTCACCGAGGCTATCAGGGATCTTTAGGCGTAAGCCCGAAGGTACTGACTGCACAAGGTGATCGAACACCCTACGGAACGAGGCATCGCAGCCGAGTGAAACTCGGCGCTTTGCCAAGCGGCGTATGGCGTTCGCTAAGCTATAAATAGCATGCAGGGATGTCAGTTCACCACGAAGGTAAACGGGTTTTAAGTCTGAGCCTAGGTAATGATGAGATCCACAGCTTTCACGGAAAGGAGAGTCTTTAAAGCTCTTCTCACCGTTAACTCGAAAGCCATAGAAAGCCATCATCCTAGAAAAGAGCTCGTAGCACGTACTCGGCAATATAATATCATCGCCGTATACGCTCACGTCAGAAGGATCAACGTGAAGATACTCGCAGCAACTGTAACACACTGCTGCGAATATCAATGTCTCTAGTTCAAAGGTAAAGCCGTTCCCCATACTGGAGAACTTCTCCCATCGAACCGGGACACCGCTACGAACGCCGTAGTGGGATCGACATGCATCCATAACCGTAAGCCATGGACGAGGGATAAGTTCCTCGACCACAGCACGAGCTATGGAGTCGCTAGCAGAGGACAGATCAATTGTGGCTAAAAGGTTAGTTATACTACCCTCTTTAGCCAGGATTTGATTCCGTTCCTGATAACGAAGGTCGATGCCACCCCTAAGAAGTCGCCGACGGATCATGTCACCGAGAGATTTCTGGAACCATAAATTGATTCCAGGCTCGATGGCGATAACTCGATCCGTCTTTGCATTCTTAGGCACAGTAACAATCTTATTCCCAACCTGAAAGTTTGGAAACTTACTTTCAAGAAGCTGTTTAGTCCAGCTCGGATACACAGAGCGAAGGACCTCAGTTGGAATAAGATCGAAGAGGTCACGCGTTATTCCAGTTTCGCACTGGAACTTATGGACTGGACTGGCATCACGTCTCTTAATCAGAGTCGTGGCACCAGGGCCCCAGTCTGGCATCAAGAAGAACTCCTCTGGACTAAACTCACCAAGGAATTTGCCAATTTTCCGAATGGTAGCGTTATGCACCCAAACGGTCGGGCCTGAAAAGTCAGGGTCCGACGACAAATTCCGAAAGCGTGAGTTCGTTTGCTTACACAAAAGTTCAAATTGCTCGAACTTTCGAAACGCCACCTCGCGCGGATCAAAGGACAGACCTTGAAGGTCTGCGTACTTTGACAAGAACTCAGTGGCAGCGTAAGCATCCCGAAAGGTGACCATATCACTATAATCACCGACAACTGCGCTCAGGTTAGCTAGCTGCTCATGCTCTCCACTCTCGTAGAGAAGCCAAACAGTCAGCGCCCGAGGGCAGTTAAGGGAGCAGAGGAACTCCTTGATTACCTTGGACGTTAAGTCTCGAGGCACGCGAAAAGCGCTAACTCCTTTAAGG